GCTTGAATCATTTGGTTATCACCAACTAATTCTTTTGCAGATTTAATTAAGGCCATTCTGTAATTTGTATCATGTGCCTCATAGTCAGTATTGTAATTGACTTCGCCAGCCCATCTTTGATCCATAAATCTTGCGGCATATGTGTAAATCATTTCTTCTGTAATTTCCATCAATCGTGCTTTAGCTTTTGCAACGCGGTGTAATTGTTTGCGTTCTTCGATGATAGCAACACCTGATGCGATTTGGTTCTTGCTATTCCTTAGTCCACCTAAGCCCGTAAGTGCTTCAATCTGTTCAAGGATATCTTGTTGCGCTTTAATAATCGCATCAACATCGCCGGTGTCAATGGGGATAGCTTCCACTTGTCCCTCATTCGCTCTCACGATAGCTCCCGCGTGAACTGGAATAGAAATGCCTTTGTCTGCACGAATCAATGTATGTGCAAATTGTAATGCTGTGTATTTTTCGCATTCTAGTTTGTAATATTCACGCATACCATCACTGGCTGCGTCAATATCACTAATGCCTATATCCATTGTGCGAGGATCTCTGCGACCATATGCAATGAATATTGGTAAGCTCATGCCTGGTGGGAATGTACCACTGCCAATCAATTCAGCAGGTTCTTCTGTATCGCTAGGACCTTTACTTACTTCATAGCTTTCCCAATATGATGGTGTGTTTGCGTCACCTAAATGATAGCATTTAATGTAGTAGCAATCTTCTTCTTCCATCTCCATTACTTTAACGCACTTAAGCATTGGGCGACCACCATAATAATCAAACTCCCAGTCCCATACATTTAGTGGATTGATAGCGCAAACATAAGGTCTGCCTAAACTACCTTGACCTTGTTGTGGCATATCAACTGCTACCCAACAATGTCCATATATACTTGTTAGATCACCAATGTTTTCCATGAAGCCATTCATTGAACGATTTGTAAGGTCAGCATCTAACAATAGTAAATCAGCCCATTCAGTGTTCTTAGGATTAATCTGAGTGCCAGTTGGAGTGCAGAATTGCATGTTACGCTTAATGCCTGGTTCGAACAATACATCATTGATTGTGTCAACAATGTAACGACAGATTGGTTGTGCAATTGTATTAGCAACTAGGTCTTGATAAAGTGTACTATCTTCACTAGGTCTTTTCTTACGCACAAACATCTTGAAAGGTAGTCCCCCAAGATATGCATATTGATATGCCAACATCTCATTGTAGATGCTAGAATATATTGGGTTACGCTTTAGTAGTTCTGCTTTTGTTTTCATATTTTTATTTTTCTCACATAAATAGGCATTTAGTAGATAATGTATTTATCTATGGTAATTTACTCTTGCACTTATCACCATGAAATCTAGGATATAGATTATTGGCAACACTTTTTTTACAGTGTGGACATATTGACCTAGGTTGTTTTTTACCTTTCATGCCTATACCTCCCCATGGTACACCACGATTTTTATTCATCATATCTTGTGTGTTATCTTTGCGTGTACCTAAACTCAAATGAGAGGGGTTGGTACATTTTGGGTTGTCACAACTGTGCATCACTACAAGATGTTTTGGTATACTTGTATTGTTATGTTCTTCATAACTGACACGGTGTACTGTACGCATTCTCTTTTCGTCACGGATTAATCCATAACCAAGATTATTTTTACCACCTTGCCACTCCCAACAATCTGTTACATTATTAACGATTACTTTATTCAACAATCGTTCCAACAATGTATAACCACTTTTTGGTCTCGCCATGTTAACTCCATACTTGATAATCCTCCACTTGTTCGTCATTCATAATCTCTTCCCATGTTGGACCACCTGGATATAGAGGACTATCAGGCATATGTTCTAAACCTGGCTTAGCTCTATTCATTAATCGTGGATCCATACCAACATACTCAGGTATTCCTACTGATTGATGTGTGATTGGGAACAAGTGATGTATGCCATAACGGATACAGTCACCGAGACCGTCAATGTGTGCATATTTCTGCTCAGTATATTTTACTAAGCGTTTGCGTGAAGCATCTTCAAAATGATATGTTTGCAAGGCTTCAAGTAAAAACTTATCATCTGGTTGTACAACTAATCCACCTCTTGCTATGAAAGCATTACTTGTATTATCTGTATCAGTGATGAGTGGGTTACTTTTCCTTGTGTTAACAATACTGAATCCATATTTCTCTAAGATAATTTTATCAGTTACACCAAAGGGACTTGTAGTGTCCCGATTTACTTGTGTGCCTGACATATCTATGATACTATTGATTCTGCGCTTCGGGAAGTCTTCACGAATAGCACTCGCAATACCTTCTGTGGAGCAGTCTGGTATTGCATAACTTTTCAATATCTCAATTGAACCATCTAGTTGCCCGGGTTTTTTAACCTGGGCTACTGTGGCGCACATGACTCGTTTGTTAAAGTCATGGAATGTATATAAATCGCCACCGAAATCTTTTATCTCTCTAGTGTATTTGTTCTTGTCCCAACTGTAATAAAACATGTCGGCAACACTTTCCCATTGACACATGTAATCTTGTCCAAACTTTAATGGACTAATAATGCGTTTTTGTTCTTCAATAAATTGTTTGTTACCACTACGCATCTCTAGGTAATTGTAATGACGAACAACATATTTCTCTGGGTTACTCTTTGCTAACTGAAACAAATCGTGTAATGGACCTGTACCATTAGGCGTACTAATAACAATCAATCGACCTGCAGTATCTGGCTGACCAACTTTAGGTCGTAGTCGATTTGTTATCTCTTGTAATGTATCTTGTGTGTATAATGCGGCTTCGTCTGCTACCCATACGCCAACATTAAGACCTCTTAAGTTTTCTCTTTGCTCTGCTGATTTACAACGAATGAATGTACCATTAGGAAAGCGTATAGTTAGTTCGCTGTTGTTAATGTCTTTACCATCTACTAAGCCAAAGTATTCTATACATGACTTCTTTAATGGTTCCCAGATCAAGGATTTAATCATGGCACCTGTTGGAGCACTGTAAATTACATCCTTGCCTTTATGATAACGAGGGTCACTAGCAAAAATAGGGAGTGCGATAGCCGCAAGAAATGTTTTGCCACTACCAACTGGAACAATATCAATACAATGCTTATCCGTGGTAAGCCAGTCTGCTAGGACGGTTTTTTGTTCGCCATATAAAGGAATCGTTACATTACGCATCTTTCCAGTCAATTAGCTCCGTAGTTGGAAAGGTGAATGAAGCACCTAATGCTTCACCCTTGCTTGTGATATCTTGTGTTGCTACATCAGCAAAGTAATATTTGGCAAATGCTGTTTGGTACTTGAATAACATCTCATAGTCACCACGCATTCTAGCTTCATGCATATCTCTGGCTAAATCTTCTTTTAAACTAGATCCATGTACTTTTCTATATTCTTCTAAGAACTCTACGCCTTGAATCTTATTAGTTGAACCAACTTTTCTACCAGAGCCAGGTCTTTTTCCACCACGCTTACTTACTTTAAGTTTGGTTTCTGTCTGATTGTTTTTCATTGGCTCCATCTCGAACGCATTGGTTAAACTATCATTGACAATATTTTGGTCATAATGTACTTGTTTCATCCTAATCTCTCCTTCAATAGACTATTAATTTCTTGGTGTCTATGATTTCTTTTTAAATCATTGTTAAGTTGTTGTATATTCAATACTAATTCTAATGAACCATTACTAATCATTTCACGCAATTGTTGGAAGCGTGAATCACAAAAGCAATGACCCATAAACTCTTTAATACTCATTTGCCTAATCGCTGAATAAAATATTCTTCTAGTACTTTAGTTTTTGCATGATCTGGAGCTTCTTTATTAATGTTCTCTCTTAATGCTATGACAATATCTGTTGGAGCATTTTCAATCATTTGACGATATACTTTAACGATTTGCGGATTGTTTAATCTTTCACTGATTGGTAACATCTTTTGTTTTCCTTGTATACTTGCGCTTAGGCTTCTTTGTAATTGTTTCTTGAACAATTACATGATCCATGTGTTGTATTTTTGGTGGGTTAGTTTTAAACATTTGTTCACCAGCCCATTTTACAAAATTTTGTAACTTATCAAT